GTCGGAGCTAATGCCCAATTTGCGCAGCATTTCGTTGTATTCGGACTGCTCCTGTTTGAGTTTGGACAAATTAGACCACATTTGGCGAAATGTAGTTTCGTCCATACCAAACATCTGCCCCACCCGAGCAGCGGCAAAATATCCGGTTTCACCAAAGGACGCCTTCAAACGCTCCACCAACGTTTGCATACGGGTGACTGGATCAGCGGCAGTTACGCCGTAAGCTTTTAACAAGCCTTCCATTCCAGGATTGAGCCGCAGCGCCTGCGTAAACGATTCCACCGAGTGCCGCGCCGTCTCAGTGGATATGCCAATTTGAGACGCGGCAAACGAAAACCCAAGGAGAGTATTAACACTCTCCCCGGTTCTCTGGGACATGTAATATAGGTCCTGGTAATGTTCAGCCATTGCCGCAACCGACTTACCGATTGCTATAGCTGTGCTCAATGTAGACGCGCCCAAATCAAGGATAGACTTGCTGGCCCGGCCCACCGCATCGTTGAATTTACGCCACGCGTGGTCGTCTACCGAGAACCCGAGTTTTACCAGGAATTCTTCTAATATTTCAGTCATCGTTGGTCACGGTCGCGTTGTACCTGAGTTGATTTTCCCTGGACGCTGCGATAAAATCGTGCATGATTGCCAAGTCCACTAAGTCAACTTTCCCAGTTTTCAACCAAGTGTACTGACACAGCCCCTCAGCGCACGGTGCAAGCAACCAATCGTATTTACTTGATACATAGTCTACTTTAGAACCCCGTCCAAAACTGAGGGGCTGCCATTGAAAAAATCCACGAGGCGGTTTACCTCCAGCACCGACCATAGAAGAGTTAGCATAGCTTTCATGCCGATGTCGGAAAACGCCAGCTGGCCCGCCGTATATATCGGCACAGCCTGATTCTGCTGAATTCTGGACACTGTGGAAAACGCCAGCTTGAAGATATCTTCAATATCGGATTTGTGCAAGTGCGCGGTGAGGGAACAGAAGGCCTGGGGGAAAGCCTCCGATAGTTTTTTCTTGTCCTTTTGACTTGACAGTAGCGCTAGAACTGGGGATAGCTTGCGGGCCACTTCGAATTGGTCGAAGGTATTAAGCGGACGCACCAAATACTTGTTACCATCGATAACTGGTGCGTCTATACGCGACTCACTGGGGGCAGAGCCTCCAGCGTCGAACCCATGGCCAGTAATATCCGTGCCGCTAATATTATGTCCACTGGATGCCCGTTCACCTCCAATATTTCCGCTGTCCGTTCCTTGCGCGCCATGAATATGGCGTGGGTCTCCAGTTGTTCTAGCCTGTGCCATCGTGTCATCACCTGTTCGCTGTTATCCGAAAGAATACTCGGAAGTTTTGTCATGCGCCGTTTCCCTATATGTTTATATCGGGAACACCCGCCCCCAATATTGGAATCACGTTACCGAAGAAAGTCCATTCGTTGCGGTTGGCGTCTTCAGCCCAAGTGATCACTGGGTGTCGCGAAAACGCTATGCTATCGCCCGACACGATGTCCCCCCGGTAGACATCGGAAACTACTAGCGTATTTATGCCCCATCCGGACACGGTCAGGCGTTGGATATGGTACATAGCGTTAAGTACGGCATTCACAGGGGATGTTTTCAATAACCGCACTGTGATTCTGGCGGCATTGCTGGCCCTCAGAGAGTGCATAATTGCACCATCCGCCCCTACGTCCATACGATCCTTCTCCTCCAGAGGGTCGTAACTGATGCCATCTTTGGCGCTCGCCGCGCCGTAGCCCAAAGACACCATCCCACCCAGCCCGGTGAGAGTGGCGTTTACTGTCATAAACGAGTATGTTGCCATGATCAGAATCCAATGTTGAGGGTTACCGCTACCGACTGCACCGCTCCAGCCATGCGCAGTGCTGCTTGGAATGGAACCGACTGCCGCGCCGCGCGCTGCGATGCCGACATGGTCGTAATGGGAGCAATGTACAGATAGTACCCCTTGTTCAAATAATCAGAGGGGCGAAGCTGTCCGAACCCTATGCCGCTCCAAGGACCGGGGGCGAGGAGGCCGTTATACACTGCGGCTTGAAGCGCCTGTTCGATCGCGGTGCCGATTTGATGCATACCGCCATCGGTTTCAGGAACTTTGGTGCCCGTAGTCAGGAACACATTCCACACGTTGGTTTGGATATTGGCCACCACCCAGTCAAGACCAATAATCGTGTCGATGTACTGACCACTAGAGCACTTGCCGGGCTCAATTATGGCCGAACCGTTGTTATACGAAACAAACAGGTTGCAGTTTTTATCCTCCGCCGCGTTGGCCTGCGTCGTGGACAACGTTTCCGGAGTAATTCCAGGCTCCTGCTTGCCGAACAAGGTTAAGGCTGAATTCTGATTATTCCAATTGGTAGGAATAATGCGCCCGAGAAGTGAAGCGATCGCATATTTGTTCGTTGAACTATACTGCACCGCCGTATGGTTATACGCCCCCTGCTTAAGATTGTACGCGACTGACGTGGTATCGCCAGGGGTGAGGGTGGTAGACTCTTGGGTGCCGACCCCGAGGAAATGTTTGTTAACTGAAGCCTCAATGTAAGGAGCGATAGTCAGCAGTTCCGCGCTGCTGGCCGCAGGCACCATCAAACCGTACCACTGATTAGCGTAGTTGGTGTCGAACATCGTCACCGCCGCCAAAGGCGTCTCTGCCGCAACGCCGCCCGCCGTGTATGCGCCAGTCGCCGCCGTGCCCGCACACAGGCCCGAAATGTCCACGCCGCTTACGTATGTACCCAGCAACGATACTGTCGAGCCCGTGCCCGTGGTGGTCGAAGTGAATACGAACCTGTTGTATACGGGGTCCCAAGTACATGTAGCCCCTGTGAGCGCTGCGGTGATAATCGTGGCAACTTGCACCATCGACGTCGCGGCGGCGAAGTCCAATGCGGTTATGTTGGAAACCGCACCACCATTGATAGTGACCGTGAACGAGCCCTTATTAGCCCCCGTGATGGCGTTCCACACCGTCATTAGCTGATTGGCCGCAGAAACCACGCCGCCAACTAGCTGACCCGATGCGGCGGTTTTGCACCACCGCCCGACATTCAACTGAGAAGGCTTAGGCGTTTGAGCGAACCACGGAACTGCACATAAATATTCTTCGGCCGAAGTGCCGAATTCCGCTGCTATTTGGTCAATGGTGTTATATGTGCGCATCCGGCTTACGGTGTCGATTATGGCTGACGTACCGAGCAGCAGCGCTGTATTGAAGTTTGGAATAGTAGTGGGCGGCGCAGAAAGATTAACGGTTGCACTGATAACCCGAACTGGTGATAATCCGTATGCCATTTGACCCTCGTCAGAGCGATTCTGTTACGCCGATATCCGTTACCACGGTGCCTTGCAAAACTTCAACACTATCCACCGGATATGTCCTCTGCATTTCATACCTGACGACAAAACCGAAATCAACCCGGTATTGCCACCGGCTCTTTATCAGTACCGGAAGTACTTGAAGAGCACCAACCGATGCTAGGCCAAAGTTACTAACTAATAAATATTCAACATTTTGAGGAACAGCCATATTGTCTTTAAACAACGTAGCCGCCGCCTCCGCTTGTCCGCCTATGCCCATGTCATAAAAGCTGCACAATATGTCGATGGCTACGTGGCGTTGCATGGTCGAGGCCCCCCTGCCACCGCGCGCCGCGTCGTTGAACCCGATGTACGGCCAATCGTCAGCTGGGCGCGTACTGAACCTGAAAAACATGCAGCAATTTCCGAAATCCGGAAATACTGGCGGCTCTGGCTGAAACGCTGGCCGTACAAGCTTGGGCGACAACCCAGATAGGGCGACAAACCACGGCTGAAAAAACGTAGCAAGCGCTTGCCCCGTCAATGGCGGGGTGGCGTCCACCGGTTGAAGTACGGATGCGGCAATAAGTGTCATTTCGTTTGCCGGATTACATAAGTTAAGGCGTTTCTTAGCTGCGCCGTGTCAATGAGCGGCTTGGCGTTAGAAATGCCCTCAAGAAGCGCTGTTTCTGACACATCCCCGCCCAATGCCGCCCGTCTTTTCAATTCTTTTATGGCTCCTTTTCGGCCGCGCCTTGCCCGGCCCCTGAGGGTGGAATCCGCCAGGGGCGGGGGAACCCCCCTATTGATTTCGGCACGCACAGCGTTTTGAGCTACCAACCCCAACGCGTGAAACCCTTTGTCAACCGCGACGTCATCGCCTTTCAGCGCAATTTTTCCAACCGCCCAGAGCCGCTCTTTTATCTTATCCCTAATCTTTTCTATTCCTGGTCGAAGAAACGGACGGGCGGGAATATGTGCTGCCGGGCAACCGTGTTCATGAATGTACGCCAGAGCGGCGTTGTTTATCGGAGTCTTCTCTCCCGCTTCAGGTTTGCGCAAAGCCTCTTCGGCAGGCACACCCACCATGACTTGTTTGGAGGTCATGGCCTCAAGAGCTTTGGTCAAATCCTCCATCTTGGAAAAACGCTGGATATGATCGGCCATGGGTATGCTCGCGGTAGGAGGGCGGAGACGAGCGGGATGGTGTGGAGGACGGGCGGGACGGTATAGAGGACGGGCGGAGCGATAGGGGGACGGGCAGTAGTACCGGCACATGCTCCCGCCCGTCCCGAGGGCCTCTCTCCGCCTCAGAGATGCCCTCATAGCGAGAAGTTAAACACCCCCGGCCAGGGACCTGCCCAAGCATTGGTGGAATTGAGGGGATCAGTGCACACGTTGCCCGCAATGCTAAAGGGCACCGCCCCGAATTGCTTGGATAACCGTATGAACCGTATGCCAAACACCGACAAATTCCAATGCCCGGCATCGGGTTCTATTACTGCCTGAGTATCGTACCCCACAGACACCGACCCCACTGATTCGTTGGTAATGGGGCCGCGTGTCTGTCCAGGCAATGCCCCCGTGTTGGCCTCGCGCATTTGTTTGGCCTCAAGAACCAAATAATGCGCTGTATACAATTCAAGCCCAACATCGTATATAGCCGTGGGAGGCGACGACGCGGACGCGGCAGGTGCCCCCCAAAGGTTCTGATTAAGAAGCATCCCCGCTGTCGCCAGCTGGAAATTGATGCTGCTATCAGGGTACCGGCCAACATCCCCAAATTCGGGGAAATCAACGCGAAAACTTTGGGGGGTAACAGTCATGCAGTTCCTCCTGCCCCTCCACCGGAGCCAGTACGGTTCCAAAACTTCTTATTGGCCTCATTGATGCTAGCCACGGATACATTGTCAGGCAAAGTCTTAATGATCTCGCCCGCGAGTTCTCCCGTGCCCGGTACTATGTTGTCCTGAAATTTTGGGGGGTCGATGGGTGAAGCCCCCGCTTTATGCGGAAACGGCCCTTCGAGCCTGACTGCGTTGGGGTCGTCGGCGTCCTGTGGGTGGACGCCTGTAATCGTCCCCTTGTTGGCAGAGGCGTAAAACACCCGTTTTCCTTCCTTATTGCCATACTCTGCCTGCATATGGCCAAGGATTTTCCTCCCTTTTTCAGTAAGCGGCATTACTTCTTACCTTTCCCCGAAACCGCGACGGGTGCGGCTTTGGCCTCAGGGGCCGCTTCGGGAGCCGCTTCGGGAGCCGCTTCGGGAGCCGCTTCGGGAGCCGCTTCGGGCGTTGCGGATGGTGCTGCAGCGCCCGGCTTTTCGTACAGTACTGCGCCGTTGGCCTTAAGGTAGAAATGGTCCTTAAGGTGGTCCGGAACTTCGCACAGCCCAGCCGGGAACAGCACCTTAGAGTAGTCATTCTGGGTAAGAATGACATTCTTTGGGATCAGCATGGTCACAGTGGGTTCGTCCGAACTGATTTTTGCCGCCTCCGGAGACAGCAAACCCTGAGGGAGGGGGGCAGAGGTTTGCCACCGGGGAGCGGCGTTAAATGGGTTGACTGCAGCCATAGTTAGTGCTCCTTAGGGTTAGCCAATGAGGCCAGATCAGCGACTATCATCGCCAAGTCCGTTTGCATGTCGGCGGCCAGTTTGGCCAAATCAGCGGCCAACTTGGTTACATCGACGGGGGTTGGGGTAGGAGTTGGGGTGGGAGTTGGGGTAGTCCCACCAAGCGCCGCGAAGTCCGCTTTGAGTTGGTCCCAATTGAACCCATTGGGGGCCAACCCGGTGGCGGCGTCGATTTGATCGGAGCTGATGGCAACATACACCTCGCCGTAGTTGGTGGCGGCGGCGTACTTAGCGATAGCGGGATACGTTAGTTTGCCCGTCATACCCCATGTGCTGATAGTCACCCCTTGGCTATCATAGGCCATGCCTGCTATGCAATGGCCGTTGTACGGGTCAGGCTTTCCAGCTACATCCCATGTAAATCCGGACTGTGAGGGGAATGGCCTAATCCACGCATCCGGCATGCACAGCCCGAATATAAGGTTTTCAAACAGCCAAATGGATGTCTGGAGTTCCGTAACATCGGTTGGATCGACAGCCAGCCACCCCGCCGCCTTGTGGGAGGACCCAGCCGGTGCGCCGTTGTTTTTCCAATACGCCAGCACGGCTTGAATGTCGCAGCCATTATCGGTGGAAGGGTTTCCGGGAACATACCCGCAAGCACCGGAATACATGGCAACGGTGTTGGCGTCTGAATACAGGACAGACCCCGAACTAGTGTTGCCGGTAAGCACACCTATCGTGTGTTCAACGGCGGCAACGACGCAGTCACCGAGCTGATCGTTAACGTACATCTGGGCGAGGGCCGCCGCCGCGCGGGAGGAATAATCGTACGTTGCGGGCGGAGTAGGAAGAACGTCCTTCCTGATGTAGTTCTTGAGCGACAACACCGGCATTTGGGTTCTGGGGGCAATCCGCCCCAGCTTGTATTCCCGGCCATTCGCTTTGAGTGTCTTAACAGTCATAACTTGCCTCCTAGTGTGTTTGATTTACCCGCACCACTAACGTACAGGTATTAAGTCTACGAACGCCGAACCCCCTATACCACCTGCCCCTGAAGTGCAAGTGGTGCTGTACGCGCACGCCCCGCCTCCGCCCCCACCATCACCGATGGACCCCGCACCGCCATTACCTGCAGTGGCGGTAGATTCCGCGCCGTACCCACCCGCCGCACCGCTGCCGGGTGTGTTATTGGTCGCTGAATGAGCTATGCCACCGTTCGGAGTTCCGACAGTGCCGCCCGCTGGAACTGATCCTGTTCCAAGCCCTTTGCCACCGTTGCCGCCATTATGGCCACCATTGGACGCGGTAAGCCCGCCACCGGCTCCACCGCACCCTGGAACATTAAGTACGGCGAAAAACCCAGTGTTGCCCGCCACGCCCACGTTGGACGACCCCGACCCG